GTCATCGCCGCCACCCGCGACGTCGACACCCCACCCATCGACGTGCTGCTGTACTGCCGCTTCACGCCCGTCGGATCGTTGTCCGCCAACATGAACTGACACTGCGCACTCGTCGCCCGCATCAGCACGTCGATCAGCATCGGATCCGTCGGCATGCCGTTCGCGTTCGTCGCGTACACCGCGCCGACCAAGTAGTGATCCATCGCCTCCGACGCCAGCAGCAGCATCGTCGCCACCAGATCAGCGGGCGTGAACTGGTCACCCGACCGGGCCCGGTACTGCGCAACCGTCGCATACACACCCGGCGCCGGCGAACCCGACGGGATCGCAGCGACCGTCACCGTCTGGACGTACACCTCGGAGACCGAGTTGACTGTGCCGGTCCAGGTGACCAGGTAGTCGCCGACCGCCTGCCAGGCCGGGCACGCCCAGGTGTACTGGTACAGGCTTTGGCTCAGCGCCACGATGCCCGAAGAGGTGGTCGGAACCGGCGTGCCAGTGCCACCGCTCGGCGCCGGTGCGGCCGTGATGCCGATCGTCACACCCGACGCCGAGCCGCCCTGCCCGGAGCCCGGGTACGTCTCGAACAGGTTCGTGAGGGTGATCTGCGCGCCAGCCAGCACATCCGACTGCTGCTGGCCCAGGATGGTGAACGACACGCAGACCCCTTTCTCAGGCGGCCGAGGCGGTGAACGCCTCGACCAGCTCGTTCTTGGTCATCGACGCGGCCTGCTCCCGGCCCATTCCCTGCGAGACGGCGAACTCCACCCAGACGGCCCGGCTGTCCGCGCGCTTCGGCAGCGGCGGCGCATCCGGCAGCAGGTCCCCGAGCGGCGGCTCGAACTCCTCCACGGGGCCCCACGGCGTGCCGTCCTCATGCACCCGGGTGAGGTCCCCACGGTCCAGGCGGTGCTGGATCCCCGGAGGAAGCGGCACGTCGAAGACGTGCAGCATCCCGTTCTCGCCGAGGATCCACATCTGCTCGACCACGGCCGTCACACCAGGTTGAACGGCAGCTCGTAGGCGAGGACCGTCACGCCGGTGACCTGGGAGAAGTCCAGGAACAGGTAGGTGTTCCCGGAGCTGTCGGTCTGGATGAACCGATCCAGGGTGAGCGGGCCGATGTCCAGCGTGTTGCTGGTAGTCGAGGCCGACACCAGGTCCCCGATAGAGCCCTGGGTGAAGACGCCGTTGCTCGGGTACGGGCTCGTCTGCGCCGTGCCGGCGACGTTGACGCCGTTGCCGGTTGCCCGGACGGTGACGACGGTCGCAGTCGTCCCGACGATGACCCGCAGCAGGATCTTCCGCAGGTCGATCGTGGAACCAGGGCTGGACGCGTTGACGCCCTGGATGTACATGGTCGCGGCAGCCGCAGTCGCCGCCGCCTCAGTGACAGCGGAGCTGTCCCGAACGAGCTGAACCGGCGTGAGCTGGGTACGTGCAGTCATGACAGTGGCCTCCTATCAGATGCCGGACGGGCGGGTGACGTAGGCGACCGCGATCGCGTCCGGACGCACGAGCTTCGCGCCGAAAACGTGCAGGCCACGGACACCGTCGGCGAACGTCGTCTGCAGGCGCAGGGCCTCGGTCTGGACGATCTGCTCCGCATAGGTCAGCGCCATCGGGTGGCCGGCCTGCACGATCCAGTTGCTGCCGCTGTAGTTGACGGCGTTGTTCGACACGTAGATGTCGAAGCCGGCGGCCCGGCCGATCATGCCGGTGGTGAACACGTTCGACGGCTCGCCAGACATGTCGGTGATGGCGATGAACGCCTGCGTCTGCTCGAGCAGGGCCTCGGCCCACGGCGGCACGACGACGTACCGCCCGGCCATCGGGATGTTCGCCTCGGTCAACTGGACCTTCAGCGGCAGCAGGACCTTCTGATAGAAGTCCGCCGGGGCGCTGGAGGAGTACACGGCGGGGGCGATCGGTGAGCCGGACGTGCCGACGGTGTTGCCGCTGGCGACGCCGGTGTAGAGGCCCGCGATGTACTGGTCGGCGTTGTCGGCGAGCTTGTAGCTCGCGCGCTCTTCCAGGTAGGACTGCATGTCGCCGGCCGCCTGGCGCCGGTCGACGTCGTCCACGCTGAAGCTGAACGAGAACGCCTGGTCGATGTTCAGGTCGAGGCCGGCGTCGTTCAGCGCCTGGTAGGTCAGCGTCGAGTTCGGCGTGTAGCTGGTGATCACCGGGTCGCCGAACTGGGTGATGTGGACCACGTTACCGGGGCCCGAGATCTCACCCTCGTAGTCGTTGTTGACGATCCCAGGACCGCCGAAGACGAGGTTCTTCTGGAGGGCCGCGAGGATGACGCGCGACCAAATTTCGGGTTTGAACGCGAGCACGCTCACGTTTAACACCACCTTCGAAAGTGAGTGAACGGATGAACTGATCCGGCCACCACGCCTGGTGGTGCGTGCCGTTTACATGAAGCAGCGAGGACGCCAACTAGCGCCGTGACGCCCGCTTCGGGCCGAAGCCCAGGTTCTGCAGGAGGCCCTGGTTGATGGCGTCCTGGACCTGCTTGGGAGACGCGTTCTGCACGTCCTGCTCGGTCCACTGCCGTGGCCCCTGAGGCGGCGCGCTGAACTCGGCGCCGGACTTGGGGATTGCGGGCGGTGCCGGGGGAACGGGGGCTGCCGGGGCCGGAGGGTCGAGCTTGTAGGTGGGCTGACGCTCGGCTGCGGCGCTGATTGCCTCGCCTACGCGCTGGCCGAAGTCCGGCGCGGCCGGGTCGAGACCGTCGAGGGCCGTGGCGAACGCGCGGGAGTCGAGCAGAGCGTTGCCGTCGACCTGCTGGGCCGCGGCCTGCCGGAACACGGCGAGCTCGACGGCGGCCTGTCGTGCGCGGGCCTGCTCGGCGTCGCGTTCGCTCTTGGAGGCGGCGAGCTGCTGGGTGAGCTGCTCGACGGTGGGCGGCTCGTCGGGCGCGAGGCCGAGAGCCTTCGCGAACGCCTGCCGCTGAGTCTCCTGGTCGGCCTTGAACTGCGCCAGCGAGTCGGCGACTTCCTTGGCCTTCACGCGGTTGCCAGCGGCCTCTTCGCGGAGCTTCTTCAGTTCCCGCTGTGCCCACTGCGGGAGCTCCTCGGTGCTCGCCGCAGGTGCGGCGGCAGCTTCGGGCTGCGCGGGGGCGGGTGCCTGCGGTGCGGGAGCCTCCGGGGCTGCCACGGGAGCGGGCGGTTCCGGCGCGGCAGCGGGGGCCGGCGTCGGGGTCTCGGGGGTGGGGTCGGACATGATGGCCCTCCTGGGGCGATCGTGGGACCCGGCTCCTGGCCGGGCGTTGGAAAATCCCGCCGCGAGGCGGGTGGTCTGCGAGGGCCGTACCGTTGGCCCATGAGCGATGTGCAGCAGGTGGACTGGGCGGCGTTCCGCGTCGCCAACGAAGGCCAGTACGGAGGTGGCTCCGAGCTGGGGCACCACCGGGAGCACTGCGACTGGCGTGCAGACATCGACGACCTGAACCCGCTGGAGATCAGCGAGCTGGCGGCCGCGCATGCCCCGGTGTGCACTGGCATGCCGCTCCCGCGCGAGACGCCCGCGCCACAGACGGCGACTGGCACGCTGCTCGCCGCCGTCTGGGGAGAGCAGATCCTCGGCCACCTGAGGCGGACTCAGCCCTAAACGCCGCGGTCACCGTGCCCGGAACGGGTGCTGGCGGCGTATGGCCGACACCTTCGTCATCACCAGGCCGCTGCGCTGCCGATGCTGCGCCGAGGCGGCACGGGCGGCGGCGAGGTCGCGGCGCGCTTTGGCCCGCGCGGCCGGTGTGACGGCGGCGGCCATGCGGCGGTGCGCCTCGCGGACACGGCGCTCAAGCGCACGCTGCCGCTGGGATGCCTGGTAGGCGGCTGCCGCCCGGTCGAGGCTGACCGGGTTCGTGACGTCGGGCGCCAGATTGACGCCGACGGGCGCCCAAGAGCAGCGGCAGTTGGGATGACGGAACCCAGCGGCTTTCGCCTCCGCGAGAGTTCGGAAGCCCGGCGTGGCTCCGGCCAATGAGAGGGTGCGGCCGAGCCACGGCAGACACTTCGGGCACGAGCCCTCAGTGCTGTCGGTACCGACCAGCACGAGGTCGATGCCGGCCCGGATCAGCGCAGCGGCCTGGTGCTCGTCCCACGCGTTGGACACGGCCGTGCGGGTGGCCATCTCCACGTAGGAGACAAGGTCCCAGCGGCGCCCGGCCCGGTCGACGTACCCGGTGATGCCGCGGGCGCCGAGCTCGTCGAGGGCCGTCTGGGCGGCCTGGATCCGGGACAACGACAGCGACGTGCCCGGCATCCCGCCGCGGGTCCCGGCGATCGCACGGTCGACGACCTGCCGGTGGACGCCCGGCAGCGGCGCCGGCTCCTCTGCCGCGCTGATCGCATCGGCAAGGCTGGCGTGCGCGTCTGCGACCGCACGCTCCACGGCTCCGTCGAGGAGCTGCGGAAGCTCAGCTGACCCGGCAGGCTCGCGGCCGAGGATGGCCTGCACCCTCGGCGTTGAGCTCGCGACGGCGATCCGCACGCTGGCCGCCAGCTTCCGCTGCGCCAGCTGACCCGTCATGATGCCTGCCGCGACCTTACGCGCGAGCGCAGCAACAGTCGCCACCATCACGAGCTCGAGCTGCCCGTAGACGACCGCCACAGCAGCGGCGACCTCCTGAGCGTGATCCTCCCGCGCATCGCCGGGAGACGAGGCGGGAGGAGTGGACATCAGTAGTTCGCGCCCCCGCCAACCCACTGCGTGGCCTGCGAGTACGGCCCCGGCGCCTGCACAGCGACGCCGGTCATCCCGTCATCGCTGGTCTGCCTGTCAGCGGGGGCGTTCGGGTTGCCGCCGACGGTCTGCGGGTAGCCGCCCGGCGGGCACGTGACCGAGGCGTCGGGCCGGTCGCGGTGCCGCTGCAGGTCCCCGGACATGTCGCGGGAACCCGCACCGGGCGCCGTCGACCCGACCGCTTTGCCGCCGGCCACCGGCTACATGCCGTCGTTGTCGGAGTCGCCGCGCGGCGCGGGACGGTTGGAGTCGGCCTGCGCCGACGGGCCAGCGCAGTCGCCGGTGCCGGGGGCCATGCCCGAACCGCGAACGTGCTTGCCGACCTGGTCGGACGCGTCCTTGGGGCCGTGGCCCGGGACGCTGCTCTGCACGTGGCGGCCACTGTCGCCAATCGCCATGGTGATCACCTCTCCTGTGGTTACTTGCTCTTGCGGCTGCGGGCCGCGGTCTTGCGGCCCTGCTTGAGGACGTTCTGCGCGAAGTTGGCCTGCTTGGCGGCCTTCGGGCCGAAGTCACCCTTCGCGGCGGCAGCCATCTTCTTCGCGGGGATCGGCTTGTCCGCCGGCACGCCGAGAGAACGGTGCAGACCGCCCTTCTCGAACGTGATCGGGTCCTTGCCGGTGGCCTTCAGCGTCTCCGTCTTGGCCTTCTTCTTCGCAGCCATGGTCACTCCTCGTCTGCCGGGCCCGGTGTGGCCAACTGTGCGGCTGGCGGCAGCGCGGATGCGGCGGCGAGATCTTGGACTTCCTGTTCGATGTCCTCGGTGCTGCCCATCGGGGGTGCGAGCGTGATGCGCGCCCGGCCAGCTGCATTGAGGCCGGTTTCCGCGTAGATCGCGCGGACCTCGGTGAGCACCTCGTCGTCCGACCAATCCGGGTGGACCATGCGGACGAGTGTCTCCTTGGAAGCGGCGTCCGCGACAGCCAGTGCCCCGGCGGTCTGCGCGAGCTCCAACTGATCAGGCAGCACCACGTCGGGGAAGTCCACCTCGGGCCGCTCCGGCGTCACCGCCGCGTCGTTGAAGACGGCGTTCTTGACGGCCAACCAGCCGTACAGGATGTCCCGCAGCCCGGGACGCCAGTACAGCACCTTCTTGTTCCGGGTGATCAGCGTCTTCCGCTCGCGGGCCCGGATCTCCGTGGCGGTCATCGCAGGGCCGCCGTCGTACTCGCCGAAGGTCTGCCCCGAGTAGCCGGCGCCCTGCACGATCCGGCCGATGTAGTCGGCGCAGGTCTGCTGGTGTTCCTGGACGCGGATGGCAAACTGGTTCGCCATGATGTCGCTGGTACCACCCGAGCTGGTCATCATGGTGATCGGCGAGTAGACCTGCCGGTCCGGGTCGAAAACGGCGCCTTTGCCGCGGCCGATGTTGTCGAGGTACTGCTGCGGCACGATGAGGCGGGCCTTGGCGAGGCGGATGTCGCGCTGCCACGACGAGTAGGTCTCGTCGAGGGCGTCCATCAGCGGCTCGACACCACTGAAGTCGGAGCGGCCGAGGGGTGCGACCTGCGGGCCGAGGTCCCGCCAGATCTTGTTCGGCAGCATGTTGGGGATGTACACGACGGTCGACGCATCGCTGGGCATGTCCGGGAACGTGATCGCGTTGCCGTCGGACAGGTACTGGGCGAACTGCGCGGTCTCGGGGAAATCGGTCAGCGGGTAGACCCGGCCGAGGTCGGTCTGGTCACCCACGTACACGTTATGGAAGATCGCGTTCTGTCCGGGCGCGTGCGTCTCAAGGTGCCGCACGACCTCGGAGCCGTCATCGGAGATGATCCGCCAGAAGGTGACGCCCACCAGCTTGCCGTAGCTGAACAGCGGCACGGCGGCATCCGCCGGGACGACGTCGATCATCGGCTGGTCGGACACGTCAGTGTCCCACACGACCCGCAGATAGACGCCGCCGAGAGCCGAGCACGTCTCCGCCGCCTCCAACAGCTTGGCGTGCGTGCCGTCATCCATGAGCGCGTCGATAGCGTCCTGGTTGGCAGGGTTCGACGCCGTGACAACCGGGGGCTTGGAGAACAGCAGATCCGCGCTCGTGGCCGCGATGTCGGAGGCGAGCGGGACGTGCATCTTGGTGCGCTTCTCACCAGGAGGCACCGGGCTGCCGTGGAAGCTGTAGTTAATGCTTCCGAGGAGGCCGCCTCTGAACTGACCCGGGCGCGGGATCGGCAGGCCCGGCTCTCCGGTGGTTGCAAAAAACGCCCGGCCAACCGGGCTGTTGGCGCCCAAGTTGTAGTAGACCCAGCTCAGCTTCTGTACGTCGGCCGACCACCAGGCGTCCCAGATTCTCCATTGGAAAGTCACCGGATTCAGTTCCGGCGGGGGCCAGGGACGGCTAGCGGTCGGGATGAGCATCCGCATCCGGTCGTCCACGACGCCCGTGGCGGTGATCGGTGTGGTCACGTGCACCGCCTCTCAGAGCGTGAACTGGTGGTCGCGAGCCCACGCCCGGAGGTGGCGGCGAGTGCAGAACAGGAACCGCCAGGTGCCGTCTTCGCCGACCATCTGGCGTTGGTGCCGGTACAGGCCGGGCCACGGGCAGTCGCGGTGCGCGCAGCCGACGGCGCGCTGCCCTCGGCGCCGGCACAGCCGGGCATGGACGGCGTGCGCGACGGCGGGCAGGAGACTGCGATGCGGCCCCGGCTGTTCGGTGACCGTGGTCGTGACCGAGGGCCGGTCGTGGCCAGTCCCGCAGCCGGGGCAGATCTCCAGCACCCCGGCCGGCGCTGCGCCGAGGTGCTCGAGGTGCAGCGGCACGCTGACCCGGGAAGGCAGCTGGCAGACAGGGCACCAGCGGTGCAGCTCCGGTTCGCCGGCGACGATGCGGGGTGCTCGGCGCACGCGCAGCACCCCCTGTCAGGCGGCCACAGAGAGGGGGATCCGGTTGAACCACAGGCCTTGGCTGCTCTTCGTGACGTACCGGCCGGCGTCCAGGGAGTGGTCGTCGGCTTTGACCGGCTTGTCGATGCCCATGAGCGCGGCCCGGTCGTCCCAGGAGTAGCCGCCGATCTCGTCGATCCAGCCCTGGCAGGAGCGGGAGACCTTGAGGTGCTGGCGGGCGAGGAGCGAGGACACGAGCCGGATCCCGTCCAGCACGCTGTTGTCGGCGTCGGCGACGTTCCACCCGTCCTGGTGACACTGCACCTTGAGGGACGCCGCGGACGGGTCGATGATCAGGTAGTGCGGGGTGGGTCCGCGCAAGTGAGTCCCCGGGAAACGCACCCCGGCCAGCCAGTCCTTGAGCTTGCCGGACAGCTCGACATCGGTCAGCTGCCGGTGCCGCTGCCGGGAATCCCAGCGGAACTCGTCGACCATGTACAGGCACGGCTGGCGACCGTCCTGGCCCCCGCCGGTGTTGGACATGCCGAGCAGCAGCGCCGCGGTGGGTGCGGTGGTGCCGTAGTCCAGGCCTACGCCGAGCCAGGTGTGGATCGGCGGCAGGATGTCGACGACATGGACGGCGGGGTCCCACATGTCGTAGATCGCGCCTTCGGCTGCGCACCATTCGCCGAGAACGCGGCGCCGGTACCACAGGCCGACGTTCTCAGCCTTGATCGAGTTCTTGTAGTCCTCGTCAAGGGACGGATTGTCGTCGAGAACGAAGTGCCACGTGCGGAGGTCGAGTTCGCCCTCACGGAGCAGGTAGTTCTTGCGGAGCCAGTGCGCCGGATTGTCCGGGTTCGTGGTCGCGAACAGTTTCGCCCCGGGCACGGACATGCGGCCGAGGAGCTGGGAGAAGAACTCCTCGGAGACCAGCGTCGCTTCATCCACGTAGGCGCCCGCGGCGGTGAGGCCACGGAGCCGGGTTTCGGCGCGGGTGTCGTTCGCGCCGATCACCCAGATCCGGCGGCCAAGGATCGTCGCCGCCGGTGCGCCCGGCGTGTAGTGGACGTGACTGGCCAGCTCACCGAACACCGCGTAGTCCTGCAGTGGCGCGAAGACGTTACGCATCGCGGTCTGCGAGGTCTTGGCGACGACGACGAGCTCGCCGCGCGGCGCGGAGGCGACGTAGATCAGCCAGCGCAGCAGGGATGAGATCGTCTTGCCGGAGCGGATCGCGCCCGACCAGATGTTGATACGGGCGGTCGCCTCGGCCACCGAGCGGATCTGTTTGGCCGACAGCGGGAGGGAGCTGAGGTCCACGACTCCCTCCCGCGGCTACTCGGTGTCGGGCTCCTGGGCGTCGAGGCTGCGGGCGGCGACATCGAGCGCCTCGCTGAGGGAGCCGAGTAGGCTCTTCGCCCCGGCGGCGCTGTCGGTGGTGTCGTACTGCTCGAGGCGGCAGTGCTTGTCGATCGCCAGGCCGACCGCGGCGTAGAACGCGCGGACGTCTTGTGCCGGGGGCAGGTCGAGTGTCATGGTCTGCGGGCCGAGTTGCCGGTTGTCGACGACGACCTCGTACGGCTCCCAGGCGCGTGCCCGGAGCCGCTCGGCGTCCTGGATCAGCTGGTCCTTGAGTGCTTCGCGTCGTGCCCGGCAGTCGATCGCGTGGGCGCGTGTGGCTGCCTCGGTGCGGGTGCGGTCGAAGGCGTCGTTGAGGCCGGCGTCTTTCGCGATGACGCTTACGGTGGACTTGGCGACGGCGTTGTCCTTGGCGATCTGGTTGAGGGACTTGCCGCCGGCTTTGATGTCGCGGAGGACCGCTGCGCGTCTCTCGGGGTCGATGGGCGGCACGCGGTCCCCCTCTCAGCCGCTGCGGGGCACGGAGGTGATGAACCTGCTGGGCATGGCCGACAGCCAACTGCGGAAGGCGGCAGCCGAGTTCGGCAGGGATTCCAGAACATAGTTATGCCCGACGCCGTTGTTGAACTCGAAGTACACGGCCGCTCGGGCGATCGGGTTGGCGTCCATCCAGCCGGTGAGCTGGTTCATCCAGGTGGGGCTGTCGCCGGTGGCGCCGTCGCTCAACGCCCATTCGCACAGCATCAGCGGCTTGTTGTGGGTGGTCGCGAA